TGATATACCTTTCTAGGGGGCGCAATGGACCTTACAAGACAAATTCTGATGTACAGATGGTGTCTTGAGCAAATGGTTATTATGGCCGATAACCACAGAAAAGTTTTAGATAAAAAGTGGTGCGGCTGCAATGAATGTCCAGTGTGTTATGCTAAAAGAGCACTTGATTTTGATTTTAGCGGCGAGGTGTATGTAGATGTCTTCACGGAAGCAATCAAAGCAGTCGAAAGAGAAGAACTCACAGAAGAACTCTACATTGCCGTCGAAGCCTTTAGAGAAAAGGTTAGAAACAAGCCCGAAAGCAGTCCTAGAGACAGGCGCGGACGCACTCCTGCCAGCGGCGTTAAGAGAGGCAAGTGATGAAAAAGTTGATCAATTCATTTCCCAAGAGTTGGATGAGTTCGACCTCGCCATTGGCTTCTCAGACGCAGGAAACGATCCGGTCAGAAGAATGCTCGCGAGAGTTTCCCTTAGAATGGCGCTGGATCCAAGGATTCATGAAAGGCAAGTTCGAGCAAGGTCGCAAGCTATCTTAAATGTTGCAAAGACTTTAGGTCTTGATCGCGACTTAGTTAGGGCAAACACCGATGAACGACACGTCGAGAGTGTCTTAGCGAGGATAAGGGATGCGGCACACAAAGGGATCGATGCGGCAGGAAGACAGTTTCAAAAACGAAATGGAGAGCCACTTAGCTCGGTGTCTGGTAGACAGACGATATTGGATGGCAGCACACCTGAAAGTAGTGAGCGAACAGTCAAGATTGGTCCCGTTCGGACGACTCTTTCCAACTCAGGCAAAGATTCAGGACATAATAGATTCGGACAGGGAGGAGGGCCGCCCATCGAGATTGATTGTCTTGAAGAGCCGGAGACATAGGATATCGACACTTATTGCCGCAAACATTTTTCATGCCTGCACGTTTTATGAAAACAAAAGGGGTTATATTGTTGCTCATGATGTAGACACAACAGACACCCTGTTCAAGATGCACAAGACCTTCTATGACAACCTTGATGAAATGGTTCGTCCGATGAAGAGGTTTTCAAACAGAAAAGAAATGTTGTTTGAGAATCCAGATGCCGCAACAAGGTCTGTTCACCCCGGCCTTGGTTCCTCAATTACCGTCAGAGCAGCATCGTCAGGTGGTAAGAGAGTGTCTGGCTCTCAGGGCGCTGCTGGTGTTGGTCGCGGAGACAGAATTGATTTGTTGCATGGGTCTGAGGTTGCGTTCTGGCCAAGAGGTGAAGAGACATTTAGAGGTTTTGCTCAAGCTGTTCCAGATGAACCCGATACTTTAGTTGTGATTGAAAGCACGGCTAACGGCCAAGGAGGGTTCTTCTATGAAACATGGTGGCAGGCAGTTCACGGAGAAATTGACTACACTCCAGTCTTTATTCCTTGGTTTGAGCATCCTCAGTATCGCTCTAGTTTTGTTGGTAGGAATCGTGATGAGTGGCTCCCCACTTCAGATGAGTTCAAACGCTTTGAAGATTTCAAAGGCTTCATCCTTACTGGCCAAGACTCCAAGGCGGCAAGAGTCGGAGCAACGCTTGCAATCGACGATGAGGAAGAGCGTCTGGTACGCAACCTCGGTGTTGATTGGGACTGTCTGAAGTGGAGGCGATGGTGCATTCGTGCGCGGTGCGGAGGCAAAGTAGAGGTATTTCATGTTGAGTACCCAAGCACACCAGAAGAGGCGTTTATTGCTTCCGGTAGACCTCGTTTTAACAATGAAAAAGTTCGAGTGTTTATAGATAAAGCGAGAGATGTAGACACTGGCTCTTTAGTCCCAACTGAGACAGACCATGATTGGCAAAGAGAGTCATGGAGAGCGCCTGAAGGCTTGCAGTGGAATCCAGACAGGAAAGGGTGGATAAACGTCATTGAGCAGCCAAAAGAGGACCATCAGTATGTTATAGGCGCAGATGCTTCTCACGGTGTTGGTCAGGACTCAGCGGCATTTGTTGTGTTTGACAGGACAGACAGGAGGTTTGTGGCCTATGGGAAAGACCCATGGCTAAAGCCCGATAAGCTGGCAAGGCAGATGATTTATGCAGCTTGGCACTACAATAATGCTTGGCTGGCCCCTGAGTATAACGGGCCGGGAATGCTTACAACGCAAGCAATAGTGGATTCAGGTTACCCAAAATTGTACTACACGCAAAGGTACAATACCTTGCAACAGCAATACACAGACCACCCGGGATTTCACACAGACAATCGAACTCGTGATATGATTATAGACAGGTTTGATGTTGCGATAGAGAATGAGTCTGTCGATATACCTATAAAAGCTATACTCGACGAGTGTTTGACTTTTGTTCTTGATGATAAAAAAAACCGGGCTGATCATTTGGCGGGTTGTCATGATGATGTTCTTTTTGCTGCAATGATTGCATTATTCGTACATAATCAGGTCAGCACTGATGATGTCGTCAGAAAAAAAGAGAGGCCAAAACGAACAGGATGGAGTAGAACTCCTCCTAAGATTGTTGAGGATCTCGACAAAAAAGAGACTGAAGAGCAACTTAATCTTTGGCTATAGGAGTTTTGAATGTCAAACAAAGACAACAAAAGCAAGAGACAAAGGCAAGTAAAAACTCCCGTTAGTTTACCTCCAAAGAAAAAAGATGACTGGTTAAGCCCCTTGATGTCTATGGTTGGAGGAACTGTTGGTTTTTTTCTTGGCGGTGCTCCCGGCGCGATGGTGGGCTCTACACTAGGAAAAGTGGGAGGCAGGGTGGCGGCAAAAGAGGCTGGCATGAGTGAGACTGCGCTGACAGATAAGCTCGACAAGGCTAGTGGTATTGGGACGCAACTTGCGGATGCTGCTGGCGTCGGCGCAGACTCTTCGCTATTTGGGTCAAAAGAGAGCGCTCTAAAGGAGGCTCCCGCTATGTCTCCTTCGGCTCAAAGAAGTGTTGACTCTGGAGTTAGTTTTGCGGCGCAGCAGGCTGCTCAGGACGTTGCAAGCGAAGGCCTAAATGCTTCTCAGACTGCCGCAACGCCGTTTTCACGCATGCTCTCTGAAGATGCGGGGGCTTCAGTTCCTGCTGGGGTGCAACCTCTTCCGCAAGGCAATTTAAGTATGCCAATGGCGAGAGAGGAGGCTATTGGGGTTGTGCCGGGCCAAGGTTACTTGTATGAGGCGACCCCAGAGGCGGCAAATAGGCGTAGGCAGGAACGACTGATGGGTATAGCTCAGGCCAATGAGCAGCGATTGATGTCTAGTGAACCTTACTATGACACAGCAAGAGCTTCTTATGATGCGTCGCTTCAGCAAGCGGCAGCAGATGCTGAGTTGGCTGATTATCGTAGAAAGTTTGGGCTTCGGCCCGGAGAGCTTGGAGCAGATAAAAGGTATCAGGACGCAATAGACCGCTTTAAGCTTGTTGTTCCGTTAGAAGACCGAGAGTACCCAAGGTATCCTTAAAAGAGGTAGTTATGGCACGTTATGCGGAGTCCGTTAAAAATTTAAATACTGCCCAGCGAATCAAGAACCGTTACAAGGTTCTTCAGCGCAACATGAACCGCAAGCACACGGAGTGGATGGAGACTCTGTATGCAATTCATGGAGATCAATACAAGGTCATACAGAATGATCGAATAGTTGACTTGTCTCAGATGCGGCAGGACGATCCGTCTAACTTCCGAGTAACTCATAACTATTTGTTTCAAACATTTAGATCTATGATTGCTGTTGCTTTGCAGAACGAACCGCAGCCAGTTGTTTCTTTAGTTAGGCCCGGAAAAGATGCAAGGGCTATGGCTAGAGCAATGGAAAGGCTCTTAAAGTTTTTCTATGTGGATAAAGATTATGAGGATTCTGTTAAAGCTGCTTTGGGTTGGACTTTTACCTGTGGGACTGGCTTTCTTGGTTGCATGTGGGATTCTGAGGGTGCTCCTCCTGAGTGGGTTCAAGATGTTGATGCTAATGGTAATCTTGTTTATGAAACCCGAAAAGAGGTTATGACCGGGGAAGACGGAAACATGATGTTTTCTCCGTATGGCACTCCTTTGACTGAAGAGGTTTTGGTCCCAAAGGGGTCTTACAAAAAAATGGGCGACCTGCGTTTCTTTGCGCCATCGCCTTTTGATGTTTACCCGGAAGGTGGGCCAACTTGGTCAAAAGTAAAATCTGTTACCATCAGGCAGTTTATTGAAAAGCAGACTCTGGTTGATGTGTATGGCGCTAAAGCAAAAAACCTTGTGGCTGATGCAAACACCGCTGACTTTGTTCGGTATGATGAGGTAGAGGGGTATCAGCAAGAGGACCGGGAAAGAGACCTTGTTCTTGTTTTGAACTACTATGAGCGTCCTACACTAGAGCATCCTGAAGGTCGCAGAATAGTTGTGGCAAACCAGATGGTTTTGTTTGAGGAAGACTTGCCCGGGCGTGAGCTTCCCGTTTTTCCAATTTATGACATGGAGCACCCTGCCACTATGTGGGGGGAATCTGCAATTCGACAGGCACTGGAAGTGCAGCGCAATCTCAATAGTGCTGAGACAGATTTATGGATGTCTCGCCGGATGCATGCGCAGCCCCGACTGATCGCGGAGCAGAATTCGTTAGTCGATGGACCGACTCGGGTGCCAAACCAACCGGGAGCAATTCTAAATGTTCGCTCAACAGCAAAATTTAGGCCCTCGTTCTTGTCGGCCCCGCCATTGCCTAGATATGTGGAGTACGCTCCAGAAAGATATCAGAAGGCCATTGAGGATATTGCAGGCGCTCATGGTGTCACCAAGGGCTCTGGAAAAGGTCTTATGTCTGGGCGACAAGCCTCCGTGGTTATGGCCGCTGACAGAGCAAAATGGGGTCCAACCATTAAGAACCTTGTGAGCGCAGTGGAGCATTGCAGTACGCTTGGCCTTCATCTTTGGAGAGAGTTTGGTCCTTTTGAGAAGTCTATCGAGATATTTGGCCCAATAGGCACACCAGAAGACATGATGGTTTTCTATAAGGAATTTATTCCTAAGCAGGTTAGAGTTCATATTGAGTCTTCGTCAATGATGCCATACAACGAAGAAATTCGTCGCCAACAAGTAAATGAAGCTTGGCAGCTTGGCGCAATTAAAGACGTTAATATGTACTGGAAGTTGCAGCGTCATGGCGAGATGGGGCGTCTTTTAGGTAATGATGAGCCTAGCAGGGCCAGAGCGCGTGTTGAGATGACGCAGCTTGAGCAAGGCATTAACGTCCCTGTTGAAATGCATGAAGACCATATGGCTCATATCGACGAGCACCTTGAGAGGATGAGATCTCCAGAGTGGTACAAGCTTCCTGAGAAAGCAAAAAGCGCGTTTAGAATGCACGTTGCACAGCATCAGGCAATTTTGTCTGGCGAAAACACTCAGAACCCTGTACTTGCTGGTAAGAGTCCAATGCCGGGTTTAACGCCTGATGTGGTTGCGCCCAATAGAGGTGGTGGTCTAAACTTGGCACCGAGTATGAACGCCGAAGGGCAAGCGACAAATCCCGGGGTAAACCAATCTCAGGAAATTTTAATGGGAGCATAAGATGGAAGATCAGGTTCAAAACGACGTAGTAGAGGCTGGCGCAGAGGGGTCTGAAGCGCAGCAGCCAAGTATTGAGAGTTTACAGTCTCAGTTGCAGCAGCAACAAATTTTGATGGAGCAGCAGAATATTGCTCATCAAAACCAAATGAAGCAGATGATGGATAGCTTAGGAAGTCTGGTGAGAGGTGGCGGCGCTCCTCAACAAGTGCAACCGCAAGCTCCTGAAGTAAAGCTTCCGCCGGGATTTGAAAATCTTGATTTGGAAGATCCATATGTTGCTCCGCTGGCAAACCTTGCTCAACATATGGCACAGCAGAATGCACAGCTTGCTGTTGAGGTAAAAAATCTCAGGGGGCAAATGAGTGACCAGCTTTTGAAATCTGAGCGCCGAGAAATTACCGGAAACGTAGAGGCAGCAATAGCAAAGCACAAGGTTCCAGAGGAGCTAAAAGACCTTGCTCGAACAACAGTCTTTGCATTAATGCACTCTAGTGAAGGAAAAAATATAGACGCGGACACAATGGTGCGTAATTATATGCAACAGGTTGGTAAATATACCGATGGCGCGTTTAAGAGACGAGCCGAAGAGGCAAAGCAGCCTCGCTCATTGGCTTCAGTAATGAGGTCAGCAGGTGTTCCGAAAGAAACACCTAAAAATTGGGACGACGCAAAGGCGGCGTCTTTAGCGTTTATTAAAGCCATGAGGGGCTGAACTAGGAGGAGAGTAAAGTGTCTGTTACTGCACAAGCTGATATCAGCAGTCTGTTAAAGACTAATTACCGTCCTGTATTTATCGACACGATTTATCAGGATACAATGTTGTTTGACATTTTGAAGAAGTACAACGGAGACGTTCGTGGTTCTACAATTAACCATGCCGTTGAGCTTACTCGTTCACATGGTGGTGGTGGTCGTGATGCAGGTGCTTTCCTGCCTGTTGACTACCCGGAAAGTTTCCAGCAGTCCTCAGTGTCCCTGAGTCGATGGTACTGGACAATTTCTGTGGACGGTTTTGCAGTCGATCTGTTTAAGCAGGGAGCAGGCTCTTTCGTCGATTATCTCGACTTGCGTATGCGGAATGCTGTGCGGGATGCAACAAACCAGTTGAACCGAATCTCTCATGGAGACGGAACTGGTGTTCTTGCTCAAGTTAATG